CTTTCTATATATATATTAATTAAAAAAATATTAAGAATAAAATTATAATAATTATTCAGTAATAGAAATTACACGATTTGTTTTTTTACATCTTTTTATATATTCTTTTTTTATATAAACTAAACCATTATCATATCCTTTAATTTTTTCTAAATCTTTAATAACTTTATCTGTTCCGAAATAATCGTGTGATATTACAAAATTAGTATTTATTTTATGTCCTAATGTACATGCTATATAATTATTTAAAATAATTGTATGTTCATTATCTAATACTAAATTATATATATATTTAGTATTATATTCTTTTGATTTTCCAATTGTATATGGAAATATCCATAAACCATCATATAAAATAGGATGATATGATGTAATAATTGTATTAGAATTTAATTCAATTAATTTAGGATTATTATCACAAAGATATTTAACAACACAAACAACATTACTAATAGTATTATTTAAATTTTTAACAGAATCACCTTTAACAATATATTTAATTTTTTTAAATGTATTATCCGACATTAATACATTTGTATCTTCATGAAAACAACCATTATCAACATTATTAAATGAATTTTGAAAATTATTAATACTTTCTTTTCTACTAATATTTTTAAATCTACTATTATTTTTAAATCTATTATAATTTATAAATATATTATCATTATTATTATCATTATTATCATTATCATTATCATTATCATTATCATTATCATTTTTATTATCATCTATATAATTAATATAATTAGATGGAGTAGGTGGAGGTAAATTACTAAAAATATCATCAATATTATCTTTAATAATATTAAATAATATACCACCGTATTTTTGAATACTTTTATCTTTAAAATTATTACATCTTTCTTCTAAATGTGCATTTGTAAAAGATTTGATATAATTTTTACCCCATGTATTATAATAAGTATTAACAGCCATTTTAATTTGTTCTATATCGTTATTTAAATCATTAGATATATATAAATTATTATTATTTAAATAATTATTAAAATTTTTAACTAAATCATTATAAATATTTGTATTTAAAGATTTAATTAATTCTAAACGAGAAATATTAAAATTAATATTATTTACAACATCAGTATTATTATAATCTATAGTATTTTTATTTTTATCAAATGTATATTTAATAATTTTATTTTCATTTTCAATAGTTTTATATTTTAAAGCAATAGTTAATAAGTCTAAACAATTATTTAAATCTTTAGATAAAATTTTAAAAATAATATTTTTATTACTACCAATATGTAAAGTGTTTAAATTAATATTATTTTTATTAAAACCTAAAACTTCAACATTATTTTTAAAATTATTACAAATAAAATCTAAATCAATAATTGCAGTATTACAAATTAAAGTTTTAATATAAGCGAGAGAATGAATAAATACTGTACCAACAAAACCAGAATCTGGTATATATGAGAAATGTCCATTACCTTTTATAGCAATATTAACTAAAATATCAGTATCTAAATTATTACCAAAACCGAATGTATAAATATTAGGGGATATAATATTACTATCATTAATAACTTTAAGTTTTCTATCAAGTGTTTCTAAAATACCTCTAGGTGGTAATAAATGATTACTAGGAATACCATCAGTTAATAATAGTAAAGATTTAACTCTATTAGTATTAGTATTATTTTTATCTAAATATTGTTCTAAACCTTTATTTAAACCTGCCCAAATATTAGTAGCACCTTTTGTTTTTAAATTATTAATTAGTGATTTAATATATTCTTTATTAGTATTATCAATATGTGTTAATTTTATTAATGTATTAGCATAATCTGAAAATGTAATAATAGAAATACGGTCATTAGGTTTAATAGATTCAATAATAGTATTTAAAGCGTGTTTAGTAATATCTAAAATAGTGAATCCGATATCAACACTTTTACCATTTTGTTGAACATTAGCATTAGAGTCCATAGAACCAGAAATATCTATTACAGCAACAATATCAATAGGATGACTATTTTCTAAATTAATAATGTCAATATTAAGATGATAATAGGTATATTCATTTTTAATATATTTATTAATTTTAAATTTACATATATTATCATTTAATTTAAAATTATTATTAGTTTCAATAATTTCAGTATCTTTTATAAAATTATTTGATTTAAATAAATTAATTAATTCTAATAAAGAACGATTAGGTTTTAAATCAGATAATTTTAAATTTTGTCTTGTTATAGGAGATGTATTATTATTTACTAGCCATTTAGTAATTGCTGAATATTCATATGTAATACCATCGTTATCAATATAAGGATTAGACATAATATTATGTGTAATCGGACATAAAAATGAATCTGGTATTATAGAAGATGCCATTGATATTAATGATATAAAATAATATAATCATTTTTTTATTTTAATAAATTTTGATTTTCAACCGGAATATTTTCACATGCATCTATTAAATTATCATTAAAACTAATATTTTGATAATTATCAACATATTGTTTTTCTAAATTTGTATTTAAAAATTCTTTAATATCCCAAGAATCTTTATTTTGACTATTACCAATTTTTTCATACACATTATCACCATTTTTATATAATTTATTAAAAGTTTCAGTACTACCATTATTATCTATTTTATTAATATAATATGTAGACCATAATTTATTATCATTTAAATGTGTATATTTGTATTCAATTTTTTTAATAATATTTTGATTATTATCTAAATTATCTTTAGTAAAAGTAATAGAAGAAGAAAAATTAGCCATTAGAAATTTATTATTCTAATTAAGGTATATTTTATATTTTTATATTATTTTACTCTTAAATCTGTATATAAATTATTATAACATTCTATACCACCTTCTTCTTTACATGTTTCATTATCTCTATATAACCATTTTGCAAAACCTTCTTGATCATTAATAATATTATTATTTGGTACTGTATAAAATATATTACTTAAAATATTTCTATTATATATATCATAATCATCGGTATAAATAGAATTATTTAATATTTTATTTATTTTATTTTTTATACATTTATTATCAATATCACAATTATCATAATTTCTATTATCATAAATGTTTCGATTCATTAAAGGATTATTTTTTGAAGGTGTTACACATAATTTGTTATCAACATAACTTAAATTATTTAAATTATTAAATTTTTCTTTAATAATATTTAAATTAAAATTGTAATAATTTAAATAAAATAAAGATATAATTATAATAAATACGAATAATGCTATTTTATAATTATTTAAAATTAAAGCTAATATTATACCACAAAATAATATAAAACGAATAATAGTATTAATTTTTTCAGATTGTGTCATATTATTATTTAGAATAAAAATAGGTTTTAATAATTCTGAATAATCTAATATCATTATTATTATGTAATCTCTATATTATTAATGTATTTTCTTTTTATTGATTATTATTTTTAGCAGCTAATTTTTTTCTAGCTTTTTTTTGTGCAGCTAATTTTCTATAATTAGAATCACTAAATCCTGATCTTGTACCTTTTTGATTCCCTCCCATTGATTTAGCCATATTTTTCATTGAATTAATATCGGGCATATCATCATTATTATTTGACATTAAATCAGCAAACATACTCATCATATTTCCCATATTTGGTGCTTTACCTTTTGATTGTTCTTGATTATTTCCAAACATTCCCGGCATCATTGTTGCAAATTTCATTGCATCTTTCATTAAATTTTCTTGATTTAATTCACCACTTGATAATTTTGTTGCCATTTTTTGACTTACATTTGAAATAATATCACCAAATCCACTATTCGGATCTCCTAAACTTTTTAATACATCTCCATTTTCTCCTATTGATTTTTGTAATTTATTTATATCGACATCTTCTAGTATTTCCTTTGCTAATTGTCCTAATGTTGTATTTTCCATTCCACCCATATTTAATTCTACTGATTTTTTTATTTTTATTTGTTTTATATACTGTAAATTTGTTAATATTGTTTTAAAATTATCATTTTCATCTTCTAATTCTTTTAATTCTTCTTCATAGTTATTTTGTTGTAATAAATTTACTATTTTTGTTGATACTTCATCATCAATTTCTCTTGTTAAAATAAAAAATATACTTACATAATGATGACAAATATATTCATCTCTTAATATTTTTTTTATTTCACCTAATGTTATATCATTAAATATTAATAATTCAGAATTATTTTCTAACCATTCATTTGCTATATTTGTTATTTCTGTTTCATTTGAAATATTTAAGTCTTCTTTATCTTCATTTTTTATTATATTTATTTTTTTATATGATTCATATATTTCTTCTGATATATTTTTTTTAAAATATAATATATATTCATCTGTTGATTTATCTAATGTTAAATAATTATTTTTAATACTATCATAGACTTTTTTCGCTGTTGTACTTTTTTCTTTATGTTTTTTTGTTGTTGTTTTTAATCTTTTTATTAAATCTATATAATATTGATTAAATATATATGTTTTTGTCATTATTATTACTATATTTATTTTTGTATATTTCTTTATATAATTTATATTATATCTTGATTTCTTTTATTTAATAATTCTTCTATTGAAGGTAATTTTAATTCATTATTTTGATTTGTTGATGATATTGGATTTATACTTGAACTATTATCTACTATTTTTTCTATATCATTATCATCTCTTAATACATCCCAACTATACATTTTATCTTTTAATATATTATTATCACTTTCATCTATTAATGAAAATTTATCTGATAATGAACTTCCTAATGTAAATGCTGATGGACCATTATCTTCTAGATTATCACTCATATTTATATTTTCTTTTGAATCTTTTATTTCTTTATTTAATCTTGTATTATTATCTTGTGCAAATAATACTCCTCTGTTTGGTAATAATAAATAATCAAATACTTGTTTTCCATAAAGTATATCATCTTTATTTACTTTATTATTATTTTCTATTTTACTTATCAATGCTGGTACTGAATGTATTAATTCTTCTATATTATATTCTTTTCTTAATGAATCAATTGATATCTTTTTAACTATATTATTTTTATCATGTTTATCTATTGTTTCTAATAATATATTACAATGTTTACAAATATCACTATATATTAATATCATTCTAAATTAAATTATAAAATATTTCTTAAATAATTATATTATATATATAAGTATTTATTTATTCTATATTATTATATATAATTTCATTAGAGAATAATGGAATTAAGACAAGGTGATATTCCTTCAATGGATAATTATTATAATTCTACAAATTGGGAAAAAATTAAAAATTATGATATTAAAGTTAATAAAAATAATCCTATTGCAAATTTAAGTTATTTACCACAAAATGAAAGTTTCAGTAATATTAATGAATCTTTTACTTCATTAACTGGTGAAGTTATGAATAAAGATGATTTAAAACATAATAATATGCAAAAATTTATTAAAGGTTCTGTAACACAAAATACAAATATTGATAGATATATTATTGATAATAATAAAGATGTTCATAAACTTTATAATAATAAAAAAGAACTTGAAAATTTCTTTCAACCTACTGCTGGTTATGATTTAATTAATGGTTCTAAATTTGATTCCGCTTTTTTAAAAGATAGAAGTAATTCAACTTTAACTAATATTAATAATAATGTTTTTCCAATTGAACAAAAAAGAGTTGGACCCGGTATTAATGATGGTTTTAATGATGTCGGTAGTGGCGGTTTTCATAATTTTTATTCTAATGTTTATTCTAAACCTAAAAATATAGATGATTTAAGAGTTAAAAATAATCAAAAAGAAAAAACTTTTGGTATTAATTATAATGCTCCTAAAAATGAAATTGCAAAAAGAGGTGTTGTAAAATCTTTTACTAAAAATAAACCTGAAAAAGTTTATAATACTGATGAAAATAATTGGTTTAAAACAACTGGTGCTAATCTTAAAAGTTCTAATAGACCTATTGAAAATTTAAAACATACTAATAAACAAGATTTACATCATGAATATTCTGGAGGTATTAAATATACTAATCCAGGTGTCGGTGCATTTGATGAATATGGTAAAAATAATATTATGGTTTATGATAATGAAAGACAAACTACTGAAGATAAAACTGTCGTTACTAATTTTACTAGCATGATTAAATCTATTATTTCTCCTCTTATTGATGGTGCTCGTTTCACTACTAAAGAATATACTATTGATGCTCCCCGTGAAACTGGTGGTAATTTAAAAGGTTTAGTTGAAAAACCTACAACTTATGACCCTATTAATCATATTTCTAAAACTACTATTAAAGAAACTACTATTCATGATAATGATAATTCTAATTTAAAAGGACCAAATACTTCTTATTCCGCTCTTCATGATGATGCTAAAACTACTGTTAAAGAAACTACTATTCATGATAGTGAAAATTCTAATTTAAAAGGTCCTAATACTTCTTATTCTGCTCTTCAAGATGATGCTAAAACTACTGTTAAAGAAACTACTATTCACGATAGTGATATTCTTAATTTAAAAGCTGACCCTAAAACTTATCTTGAAAATTTTGATAAAATGAAAACTACTGTTAAAGAAACTGTTAATGTATGTGATAATATTCGTAATATTGGTCCTCATCAATATAAAACTTATGTTTATGATCCAGATTTAATTGCTAAAACTACTGTTAAAGAAACCACTATTATTGGTAAATCTGAATATGGATTCTTAGGTGGTTTACTTAATAAATTAGTTGGTGGTTATTTTAATAAAGAAATTGAACTTAATAACACTAATAAACAATTCACTTCTGATAATCCTTCAAGAGGTAATGTTTCTTCTGTTCAAGAACATAGACAAGCCAATCGCAATCATTATTATGAAGCACCACATGATGATACTAGAGAAACTATTTTAATTGCTGCAGGACATACTCCAAATCCTGGTAATATGAATATCGCCGTTGATTCTTCTAGTATTAAAATGAAATCTGATAGAAATCAACTTCTTAATAGACAATATGGTAATATTGGTAAAATTTATCAAAATAATAATAAAGAATTCTCATCTTCTGTTGATTTTAGAAAATCTATTACTAAAGAAAATATTCAACATAATGCTTTCGCTCAAAGACTCGATTCAAATATTATGAAATCTTTAAAAACTAATGAATTAAATATTAATATTAATCCTATTTAATTTATAATACATATAAGAATTCTATCTATTTTATATTATAAATATGCAAGCTTTTATTGATACAAAAAAAGAATATATGCATTATATTTTAGATTCTATTACTATTCCTATCGCTGAAAAAATTAATTCTTTTTATCTTCAATCTATTGAAGATAAATCAGGTTTAAAAGGTTTTCAAATTAAACTTAATAATATTAAAAATTGGAATAATTTAATTATTGAAGAAGAATATTCTAATATATTAAAAAATTCTAAATATAAAAATTTAGATAAAATTTATAAATTAATTATTATTAATAGTATTAAAATTAAAATTTATGAATTTAAAAATAAAATTGATAATATTGATTTAAAATTCCCTTCTATTAAAGATTTTATTCATAAATGTTATTATAATGTTGCTTTATGGGCTTGGAAAAATCCTTTCCTTTTTTTTACTAATAAAAATTTAAGACATTCTGAAATACAAAATAATTATAATATTATTGAAAAAAATATAAAAAAAATTATTAAAAATACTATTACTGAATGTACTCCTATTGATTATATAATTGAACAAATTGATGTAGATAATAATAATATTACTAATAATAATATTAATTATGATAATATTAAAGATGATGATAATATTAGTAATAATGATGATACTATTTTAGAATTAAATAATGATTATGAATATAATAATAATAATTTTATTAATAATAATCAAAATAATAATCAAAATAATAATCAAAATAATAATCAAAATAATAATAATAAATCTTTTTTACAAACTGGTTTAAATACTGCTATAAGTGTTATTACTAGAAATACTAATAGATTAAATAGATTTATTAATAATGATAATGAAAATGAAAATGAAAATGATAATGATAATGATAATGATAATGATAATGATAATGAAAATGAAAATGAAAATGAAAATGAAATAAATAGTGAAAATGAAAATGAAAATGAAAATGAAAATGAAAATGATAATGAAAATGAAAATGAAATAAATAGTAAAAATGAAATAAATAGTGAAAATGAAAATGAAAATGAAAATGAAAATGAAAATGAAAATGAAAATGAAAATGAAATAGATAATAATAATGAAATAGATAATGAAAATAATAAAAGTGAAATAAGTTCTGATGATGAATTAAAAGATAATAATATTAGAAATATAGATACAGAAAATGAAATTGTAGATAATTCAAATAATAATGAAATATATATAAAAAAATATTTATCAGATGATAATTCATATGATAGTTCAAATAGTTCAAATAGTTCAAATAGTTCAAAAAATTCTGTAACTATTGTAAAAAAAACAATGTATTAAATGCGTTCTAGATAAAGCAATCTTTTATTATATAATATTAGAAAAATGTATTATTATATATCATTAGTTATAAGTATTATAATATTTATTATTATACAAATAAATGAATATAAAAATAGTAAAGTTAATAAAAAAAAATATACTTTTTTAAATTTAAATAATTTAGTTTTATTATTTTTTATTTATATTTTAAGTACAATAATTGTATTTTTAATTTATAATAATGAATCTAATATAACAAATAAAATAAAAAATAATAATACTATTAATGAAAAAAATATAGTAAATACTGATTTATTAAAAAAAATACCTGATACTATTTATACCGGTTTTACTCCATATATTGATGATGATATTATTCCAACTAATGAGTAAAAATCTTTTATTTTTATATATATTTATATTATAGCAACTTATAATAAATAAATGAAATTAGAATTAAAAAAGTTTGATCCTTCAAAAATTGCATCAGATTCTGTTGTAGTTTTTATAGGAAAAAGAAATACTGGTAAATCATATTGTATGAAAGATATATTATCATATCATCGTAGTCTTCCAATTGGAATAGTAGTTAGTCCGACAGAAAAAGCAAATGGTTATTTTGAAAAATTTATACCAAAGATGTTATTATATGATGAACCAGATGAAAAAATAATTAAAACATTTCTTGAAAGACAAATGAAAATTTCTGGTGAAAAAAAATTAGAAATTGCAAAAAATGGTAGAAGTCAAATTGATAATAGAGCATTTTTAATATTAGATGATTGTTTATATGATAAAAAATGGATAAATGATAAAAGTATTCGCTCTATTTTTATGAATGGTAGACATTATAAAATTTTCTTTTTAATTACTATGCAACATGCTATGGGTCTTCCACCTGTTTTGAGAAATAATTTAGATTATGTTTTTATATTTAGAAATAATATAACAAAAGAAAGGCATAAAATATATGACCATTATGCTGGTATGTTTAATAATTTTGAAGTTTTTAATCAAGTTATGAATCAATGTACAGAAAATTATGAATGTTTAGTAATAGATTGTAAAACACAAAGTAATAAATTAGAAGATCAAGTTTTTTGGTATAAAGCGAAAGAAGCACATTTTAAAATGTGTAGTACAGAAATGTGGAATATGCAAAGTATTGAAGATAGTAGAAATTTTAATGGTAATGGTGTAGGAGAACATGATGATGAAGAAAATTTTGATGAAGGTGTATTCATTAAGAAAAAAAATAATCCAAAAATAAATGTTAAAAAAAGTAATCATTAAATTATCTACCTTCCCAATAATTACCATCTAATTTAATCATATCAGTAGAATCTTTAGAATTTGTAAAATTAGTTAATTTTTGATAAATAGTAGTTCCAAGATAATTATTACTAACTTTATTAGTTAAATCTGTATAATCAAAATTTACATGTGTTGTAAAATAATTAGTACCATCTGTAACATAATCACCTGGTGATAGTAAAACTTTATCACCATTTTCATCATCACCTAATAATGTATGTAATTCTAATTCAGTATAAGTTAAACTTTCACCAGCAATAAATTTAGCAGATAAACTATCTTTAAGATTTTGATGACTACTTGTTTTATCTGAATAATCTAATACTATTGTTGTACCATCTTCATTAGTAATATCAACTGGTTCAGAGGTTGATTGAGACCAAGTTAGACCTAATCTTTCAGAAGAAGAATTCCATGTATAATCTAATTTAGATTCAGCAGCTTCTCTACTTCTATCTGAAGCTCTTTTAGCTTCTAACTCAACTTCATCAGTATTAGCATTAGTTCTTCTAGTATTCCATAATAATTCTCTTTGTCTTATTTGTTCTCTTTTAGCTTCATTTGTTAATATAGCAGTAAAAGTGATTCCTTCAATAGTTTCATTAGCACCAGTAAAATTAGCAGTTGTAAGTTCTTTATTTAGTAAATATTCAGCTTTTGTAAAATATTTATAATGAGTATTAACATCATCTATAAAAAATTGTACATAACCACCATCACTTTCTATCATTTTATCTCTTATTTCAATACCTTCTTTAGTTAATTTTTTAGTTGAAGTAAATAATACAGATTTATTAGCTAAATATTCTGTATATTTAACATATGTTGTATCACTAACAATACCACCATCGTGATCTTTTATTCTTTGATTATTGTTATCTGTTTCTATTATAGAATTTTTAAATCTTATTTGTTCTCTTTTAGCTTCATTTGTAAGTATAGCTAAAAAGATACGCCCACCAATATCTTCATTTGCACCTGTAAAATCACCAGCTGCATCTTTATTTAGTAAATATTCATCTTTTGTAAAATAGTTATAATGTTCATTTGCAGCACCATCTATATAATTTTGAACGTATCCACCGTCTCTATCAATTCTTATTGCTTTTTCTCTTTCTGCTTCAATTGTTAATTTAACAGTATCTGATAAAGTAAGAGTATTTTTATTAGTTAAAAAATCTGTATATGTATAGTAAGTTACTTTAGTAAAATTATTATTAACAAGTTCTACAATATCACCACCTTCTGATTCTTTTCTTTTATTAAATTCTCTTTTAGCATGTTTTGTTGGTAAATTATTAATATTATCAATAATAGTTGGAACATTAAGAATTTCTGTTAATGAATAATATAAAATACTATTAACTTTTGTAGGAAGTGCTTTATAGTATATACTATTACCCGAATCAGTAATATAATTTTTTCCTATATTACTTGATAGTTGTGTATTATTTGAAGATAATGTTAAATCGTATGATAATGTTAAAATAGTTCCTAAAACAGTAGAATCAGTTTGTGCTTGTAAAATATCTTTTATAACAGAAGATGTTATTGATGAATAACCATCTTCAACAGTAGGTTGAGAATTAACAACTTCCCATTGTCTTCCATATGTACTTTCACTTCCATATCCATTGATAATTTCTCTATCATTTTTATTATTATTTCTGTTTTCACTTGCAGTAAGTATATTGCCATATGTATTTGTTCCATCACCTTGATTTGCAGTAAAAGTTCTTTTTTGTGTAACACCAGATACACCTAATATATAATCTTCAATTGTAACATCATATGTAGGGGTAAAAGACATCTTTTTAAATTATTCTATCTAATCTAAATATAAAAATTATTTTAATTATAGTTAAAATAAAAAAAAATGATTATTTTAATATTGAATATAATTAATATTAAAATATGAAGTCATATATTTCTGCTGAATATTACAAGAAATCAATTGAAGATGATTGTATTAAAATTCCAAAAAAATATAAATATAATGCAAAAGATAAATCACATCCACAAAATCAAAGATATCTTTATTTAAGAAATAAAGATTCAATTCATTCACACAAAAATATGAGAAAACAAAGTAAAGATTATAAAGATTTTGTACAAAATCTTTTAGATTATCAAGATAGATTTTAAAATATATAATTAAATAATAGATAAATATGAAAGAAGAATATATAGGAGAAGGAACATATGGATGTGTTTTTAAAAATCCAAAAAAATGTGATATTGAAATAAATATTAAAAATACAATAGTTAAAATATTTTTAAAGAAAGAAACATATGATGAAGAATTAATAAATCAAAAACAAATTGAAAAAATTTTTAAGAAAAATAAAAATATAATAGTTTCTCGTATTTCTAATTGTGAAAAAAAATTATGTGAATATGATAAACAAGTATATAATAAATGTAAATTAATAAGTGATGATTTTTTTATTTCCGATAATCAAATTATATATCAAATAATTTATGAATATGGGGGCATTGATTTATCGCATACTATATTTAAAACAAAACTTAAATTTAAAAATTTATTTAAATCTTTTAAAAATGTATTTGAAGGATTAGATATTTTATCTAGAAAACAATATGTACATCATGATGTTAGATTGCCGAATATTTTATATAATACAAAAACAAAACAAATGAAAATAATAGATTTTGGTTTTTTAGTTAATAAAAAGGATGTATTAAGTAATAATTATAATTTTTCATTTGCATATAATCAATCACATCATAATTATATACCAGAATTAAATAAAGAAAATTTTATTAAATTTTATAATCATATTATACATGATATTATAGAAAATAATTATCGAAATGTTATAAATAAAAATAATATAAAAAAATTACAAGATATTATTACTTTAATGCATAATATGTATAAATCATATATAAAATTTTATAATATAGAACAAAAATTTGATATAAAAAAAATAGATATTTATATGTTAGGTGTATCTATATTAGAATTATATACTTGGAAAATTATATTAAATAGAGCTGATATAAATCATAATAAACATTTAATTGTTTTAAATTTTTTAACTAAATTAATAGAGATTAATGTTAAAAAAAGATATAATGCAGCAAAAGCACATAAAGAATATATGAAAATTATTAAATTAATTTAAAAAAAAATAACACCCCCTGAGAGGATTGAACTCTCAACCTTTGGCTTAGAAGGCCAACGCTCTATCCAATTGAGCTAAGGGGGCTTTTATATAAATAAAATTAAAAAGAATTTTATTTATTTTTTTTGTGTTTTTTTATTTTACTTATCTACTATATTATAATCTTGCTGCATGTAAATTATACAATTTACTTTATAAATCTCACTTTAAATTGCTGGATGTAAATTATACAATTTACTTCGTAATAAAGAGAATTAAATCATTTTAAATTGCTGGATGTAAATTATACAATTTACTTTATAAATCTTATTTTAATTGCTGGATGTAAATTATACAATTTACTTTATAAATCTTATTTTAATTGCTGGATGTAAATTATACAATTTACTTTATATAATATAGAGAATCTTTTTTTTTCTCAAAAAAATAATTCTGCTCTCTGGGAGACTTGAACTCCCAATCTTTGGCTCATAAGACCAACGCTTTAACCAATTAAGCTAAAAGAGCTGTGATAATTCACATATATATATATATATAAATCTTTATATACTTTTATTTTTAAAATATATTATCATTTTTTTTTATAATTTAGTATTAACTAATAATAAATTTTTAAACTAAATTATATCATTAGATTTTAGTATATTTATATCATATTCTATTTTTTCATCTTTTTTTAATTTCCCTAACATTTCTATATAATTATTTCCTAATATTTCATTTCCTGATGGAAATATACTTCCTTTTATTTTATTTTTCATTAATTTATCTATTGATATAGTTTCATTCTCTTCATATCCCTCCCCGAAAAAACATTCTTTTACTGATTTACCCATCTCTTTACAATTTTTTAATGATTTAAACATATCTACTGGTTGTGCTGTATCTTTATAATATACCTCAAATGTTTTTTCATTTGAATTTTTTGTTAGACATGAAGAAACTAATATATCTGCTAAATCTATTCTTGATATCATTCCACTTTTTGATATCCCTTGATTAAATTCTATTTCTTCTGCTCCTCTTTTTTCACCTGGTGTTAATAAACCTGGTCTTACTATTGTATAACTTAAATCCTTATTATCTATTTTTTCATACATTAACTTTATTCTTTCTTCTCCTTCTTGTTTATCATAACATGCTTTACAATCTGTTTCTCCTTTATCTGTTACTTCTCCACCATATTCAACTTTATTTTTAAGTTGACATTTTGCACATATTGATGATACTATTACTAATTTTTTTACTTTATTTTTAATTACTTCATTTGCTACATTTACTAAACCTATATCTTCAACATGATTACTTTCTTCTACATATTTATTTTCTATATCATTCATATTATAATAATTTTTTTTATTAAAATAATTTATATTTTTTAAATCTACACCTGGTATTGGTCTCGCTGTTACCTTTGGTTTAGATGCTGCACAATATATTACTGCATCAACATCTTTTAATATATTTGTTAATGTTTCTGGTTTTAATACATCTGCTATAATTGATTTTAAATTATTTTTTTTTTCTATATTTTCTATTACCAATGTATCTCTACCTGCATTTTCTCTATTAACTATTTTTACTGGTCTTCTTGTTATTGCTAATACTTCAATATCTTTTTCTATTAAATTTCTTACTGTATCCCCACCCGTATATCCAGATGCTCCAAATACAGCAACTTTTTTAATATCACTTTTTATTTCTTGACTATTACTTATTTTTGGTAATAATAAATATGATGCTGTTGTTAAAAATATACTATCTCTTCTTGATATATTATTACTAAATCTTGCTTTAATATTTTGTAATTTATTTATTTCCACTACTCTTTTATTAGATTTTTTTAAATTTAATATTTTTGTATTTACTAAATATGAATCTACTGAATTTAAATATAAATATATACATATAAATGATTTTATAAATTTATTCATTATTATATATTACTATATTATATTTTTTTATATATTTTAATTTTTTGTTATATTTAATATTAAAAATTTTGTTGAACTATCCACTTTTTTTAAATTATATTTTTTTAATTTATCTATTATATCTTCATTTATTTTTTCTTTTAATACTTCTAATAATTCTAATAAATAATCTATTAAATATTTATATTCATTATTATTTAATCCTTTATCTATTTCATCATATATATCATTTGATAATTTATTACATATATCATCATACAAATTATTATTATCTTTATATAAAAAATATAATATTTTTAACATATTTAATTGATTATTTTTCCATTTTATATAATCACAATAATCATCATAATATTCATTTTCTAATATATTTTTTTCTTTTATTAAACTATATGGATACCAAGTCCTTTTTTCTACATAATTTTTAATATAATTATATACAACATTTTTATCATATTTTTCAAATATTTTTAATATTTTTAAATATAATACATCATATTTTTTCCCTATATAATTTATTACTATATCAATTAAATCTAAATTATTTTTATTTATTATTTGATTTATTTTATTTGTTATTATTTCTTCATTTGTTGTTGTTATTTTATTTAATAAACCTATTAATAATTTATTATCTTTATTATTATTATTTGGTGGTATAAATATATGTAATTTATGTTTAAAATTATTATTATTATTATTTTTCATATTTTTATATTTCTTTTTTTCCCATACACTTTTTGGATCATATTTTAAATTAAAACAATTATAATTACTTACTATTTCATTATATTTTAATTGTATATTATTCGGTATTGTATTTTTATTTTCTCTATATTTTTTTAATTCTTCTTTAAATATTTGTAAATCTATTTTAATTATTTCATATTCTTCTTCATTATCTTGTATTATATTCATATATATTT